GTCACGGCGGGCGGCCAGCACGCGGCCGTGCTCGTCCAGGATCCGGGCATGGTCGTCGAGCTCGGCGGACAGGGTGTCCCATTCGGCCTGGACCGGCCCGGGGTAGGCGTCCTCGCCGTGCTCGGCGCCGATCGCGGTCATCCGCGCCTCGATCTCGCCGCGGCGGGTCACCCGGTCCTCGATAGTCATCGTGGTGTCCACGGTCTTCCTCTCCTGTGCTGCGTGACCATCCGGGTGCTGCTGCGGCCCGGTACTGCTGCTAGTGGGGCTGGTGGCTTGCGGGGCGGCTTCGCTCCTGGCGGAAGTGGCGACGCCTGCGCTGGCCTGCCCGGCGGGCTGCGCGGCTGCGGTGACGGCCGGGGTCGCGGAGTCCGCCGGTTCGTAGTCCGGGTTGACCTGCTTCATCAGGGCCTGGAGCCTGGACTTGGCCTCGGCTTCGTTGGTGAGGCCCTGCGCCTGCGGGAGCCTGGACAGGGCGTTCTTGACCCCGGCGGCGTTCGGCGCCGAGGACGGCGTGTACTTGTACGGCAGTGCCCAGGCGGCCTGCGTGGACTTGTCCCCGGCCTTCTCCCCGGCGCAGATGCCGGCGTAGAACGCGGCCGGGTCATCGGAGGCGGCGCCGTTGCCCCACGCTTTGGAGGCATCCCACGGGGAGTTGTCCACTGCGGCGGCCTGCACGCCGCCTGCGGCGCTGTCGCCGGGCATCGCCGCGTGGCTGTGCTGGTGGGCGGCGTCCCCGGCGTGCGCGTGCTCGTGCGTGTGGGTCTGGTCACTGCCCTGCGACCCGTAGGCGGGATGCGAATGCGAGTGAGTGCCGTCGACCGGCTCGTGGCGTGCCGTGGACGCCGCGGCCCGGGCGCCGGGGGCGGCGGAGTCTGCGGGCGGCTGGCCGGGCATGGGCTTGCCGGGCACGGACTTCTTCTGCTTCCCGTCCGCGGTCCAGTGCGAGTGGTCGGTGTCACCCTCGGGCGTGGAGTCGTCGTCCCCGTCGCCGTCGGGGTCCCACGGCTGTGCAGCGGCCCTGATGCTGCCCGTACTTGCGGCAGCCGCTTCCGCGGGCGCAGAGGCCGGTACAGGCCCGCGGCCGGTGCTGGCGATTGCCGTGATCAGCCCGGCGTCCAGGGCCTGCTCCGCCGTGAACCACGTTTCCGCTTTCATCAGGCCGCGCCAGTGGTCCGCGCTGCCGCCTGCGGTGTCCGCGTATACCTGTGCGATCTGCCCGCTGGTGGTCTCCAGCCGGCCGACCATGTGCTGCAGGTCGTCGGCGTTCCCGTCGATCCCGGCCCACGCTTCGTGGACCATCAGCTGGGATGCCTTCGCCGCCAGCCGCCGCTCGCCCGCCATCGCGATCAGCGACGCCGCTGAGGCGGCGAGCGAGTCGACCATGGTGGTGACGCCGGGCCGGGACGCCAGGGCCTGGTAGATCGCCAGGGCCTGGAAGACGTCTCCGCCACCGGAGTTAATCTTGACCTCGACCGGCCCCGTGATCGCATTCAGGTCACCGATGAAGTCCTGCGCGCTGATGCCCCAGCCGCCGATCAGGTCGTACAGGAGGATCTGAGCCGGGCCGTCCGCTTGGGCATTGATCCTGTACCAGCCGCCGCCGTCGCCCCGCCGGGAATTGCGCGCCTTCCGCGTATCCCGGTCGTCGGTCTGCGTCATGCCGCCGCCTTTCGTCATCGGAATCCGGGCAGCGTGAAAACGGGCCTCGCCCGGAGTGGGGGAAGACCCGTCAGGTGATGTGGTTAGGGATTAGTGGGCCTTGCCGTTGCTGCTGCCGGCCGGAACCTTGCCGTTGCTTGATGGCGCTGCCGCGGGAGGTGCCTCCGCGGGAGGTGCCTCCACTGGCGGCCGGGGCGGCTCGCCGTTGCCGCGGTCGATCATTTCGCCGGGCGGCAAAAGTTGTACGCTGGTAAGTCCGCTATGCGAAAGAAGTCCGAGATCATTGTTCATGACCGCTTTGACTGCTGACTCCGGGGTGAACCCGTCCTTGACGTAGGTCCCGATCGTCTGCGCCTGCTGATTCTGGATCGCGGCCTGGTCCCCGGCGTCCTGGCGCATGAACGGGATGCGGTCGTCGTACCAGAGGCTCGCCCCGGAGTCCGGCGCCTTGACGATGGCCTGCAGCGACGGGGCGACGTTGCCCCACAGGTGAGCCAGCGTCTTCTCGCCGAACAGGCGCCGGGCGGCCTGGAAGTTCCCCGCGTTCAGTGATGAGCCCTGCAGTCCCTCCGAGAAGCCCACCACCGTGGGATGAACCCCTGCCGCCGCAGCGAGGCGCGACTCAGCTCGCCCCTGGACTACCGCGTAGTCCATGTCCTTGAGCGTGGACCCGACCGTCACCGGGTCGGCACCGCCGCCGAGGTACAGGGTTCGGTATGCGTTCGCGATGCCCTGGTGGTCCTCTTCCAGCAGTTCCTTGAACCCCTTGACAGCGTCGAGGGAAACGGCCGGGTCGAACTTGATCGCAAGGTTGACCGTCGCCCCGTTAGTGAAGAAACGCCACTTATGCTCGACTGCGGCCGAGTCGCCCTGAAGTTCCCTGATGACCGGCGTTATCCATGACTGGCCGAGGAAGTGAAACCACGGGTCAGGAATCGGGGCAAAGTGGCAAATCTCATCCGGCAGGAAAAACTGCGGCCGTGACCCCGCCGACGTGTACAGGTACCCGGCGACCTCGGTGTCCGCGGCCAGCGCAGGATCCCCGGGTTCTTCCTGGCTGCCGAGCACGATGGTCACGAAATCCGGCCGCAGGACGTTCAGCCGGTCCCGCTTGGTGCGGCGCACGTACGCGTTGCCGGCCAGCGAGTCGTGCATCTCCATGCGCGCCAGCAGGTCAGACGTCGTCCCGTTCGGCCACGGCTTCTCCAGTACCGACAGTTCCGGGCTGCCGAACAGGTCACTGGCCTGGCTGCCCTGGAACCGCGTCCACTGAAAGCGCACCTGGCTGAACACCTGCATCCGCGCCAGCGTGAGCGCGAACACCGGGCCGGATGACTTGTACGCCGCGACCGCGCTGGCCGGGACCTTCTCCCGGTTGATCGACCCCATCGTGGTCTGCAGCAGCGGGTAGTCCACGCCGCCGAAGCTGAAGAACTCCTGCCACTGGTCCCACGAGAGCGGGCTCGCGCTGTTACGGGGCCGGCCGCTGCGGGCAAGCTGGGAGTTCACCCGGTCGACGAGGCCCACTGGGCGGCCCCCTCACTTGGCCAGACGATGGAGGAACTCGTCAATGACCTTGTTGTGCCGGGCATCCTCCAGCGCGTTGTGCTCGCCGCTGTCCTGCTGCGGGACCTGCGGGTCACCCAGCCGCCCGGCTTCCTGCTTGAGGTCGTTCGTCCACATGGGCACGCCCTTGGGCAGGTCGATCATGCGGCCCCAGAGCTGGCAGAGGACTACATGGTCGTAGGCGCCGTACCACGCCCACAGTTGCGGGTCCGGCGCGGCCAGGATGAAGTCGCGGACCTCGTTGGCGATGACCTGGTGCGGCCTGACGCGGGTGTCCCGGAGGTCCGGGCCGACCATGCTCAGCGGCGGCCGGGGGAAGCTGTTGGGAGAATTCTTCAGGTAGGAGTCCAGCGATGTTCTGCCCGTGACCGGCAGCGACGGGAGCACGTTGCGGACAAGCCAGTCGCTTGCCTTGATCCGCTCCCAGGGTGCATCGGAGTTGACCGCGTAATACTCGCGGCCGTCCTCAGCAAGCATGCCGATCGAGATCAGGTCAATGGTGCGACCGTCCTCAAGGAATTCGCAGTCGTAGAAGATCCTGGTCACCAGAGCCAGCCGAAATGCTCGGCGGTGTTGCGCAGGATGGCTACTAACTGATCTGGCATCCCGAAGCGCTCCCGCTGGATTTCCAGGCTCCGGGCAAGATCCCCGTCGGCTACCCGCTCGGTCGCAGCCTTCCAGTCGGCCAGCATCTCCATGACGTCGACCAGCGTCATGCCGGCGATGCCATCGGCGAAATGCTCCGGGTGATGACGGTTGGCGGCATAGTGATGCTTCAGGCCCTCGCCCATAGCGGCCAGGCAGTCCTTGTACTCCTGCGAGCCGTAGGTCAGTTCCTTCAGCCTCGGCGTGAACTCATCGAAGATCGCCACCTCAGGGGCCTGCGTCTTGCTGCGGTCATGGCACCAGGAGCGGTCGAGCAGTTCCTTGGTCATCGCGATGATGAGTTCGCCTACCCGCTGGCTGTGCCGGAGCGTGTCAGTTCTGCTGTCGGAGGTCAATGACGTGCCGCCGGCCGTGACGAAGCGCGGCCGGCCTCGAAACCGACCTTGACCGCCACGGCCGACCACGCGAGGCACAGCCATGCCAGCCCGGACGCCTTGGCCACCACCCAGCCGAGACCGAACAGCAGGCCCGCGATCACGGTCAGCAGCACCCGGGAGAACCGGACCTGTCTCGCCTCGGTGCTGATCCGGTCAACCGGGACGCGCTCAAGCAGCGTGGTCATGTGCCTCCTCAGGCCCAGAAGGCGAACGGTTCCGGCGGCGGGGTCACTCCGTGGGTCATGAAGCCGTGCCGGGCCAGGGCCACCGCCACCAGCGGCGAGATGTCGGCCCCCGGTTCCTTGGCGTCGAACGCCCACGAGTCCGCCAGCCTGCGCCTGGTGGCGTCCCGCACCGCGTCGTCGAGCGGTGACTGGCCAAGGTGGCGGAACCGCCCGTCGATGACGTCCTTGACCAGCGCCACGCACGCCTGCGCGTACTCCCGGCCGCCGACCACGTGCAGCCGCCGCTCACCCGGGCCAGGGTTCGTCGACAGTCCGCGTTCGAGAAGTTCCTTCTCCACCGACGCGGCGAGCGTCGCCGGGTTCAGCACGACCGCGCACGGACCCCACCGCTCCGCCAGTTCCATGAGCCGGCCCACGAGCCAGCCGGTGCCCTGCCGGTGCTCAACCAGTTCCCCGTGACCCAGGCCGTCGGCGCGGCGGCCGGCAACCGCGACCGACGCGCACGACAGGTCCGGGCCGACGTTGAACCCGATCGCCACCTGCCCGGCCATCTGCGAGTCCGGGTCGGCCGCGGACCGCCAGTCGCGCGGGTCGATCACCGTCGTGCCGGCCGACAGTTTCGGCACCCACAGGTTCCGGTAGGCCCGGTCGAACTCGTTCAGCTTTCCCGCGTCCCGGGCTTTCAGGTACTCGGCGCGGATGTCGTCCTCGGTGATCGTGTGCCCGAGCGCGGGCATGCACCTCTGCCACCCGGCCGGGTCGGCCGGGTCGTCATCCGGGTCGGCGGACCACTCGAAGTAGGCCAGGCCGCGCTGGCGTCCCTCGGCGACCGCGATCCGGCCGAGTTCGACCTTGTCGGCCAGGTAGAACGACCCGCCGAGCCACCCGGCCGTGGAGATCCACGCCAGCAGCTTGTTGCGGCGGGTGATCATCGCCGGGCCGAACGCCTGCTCCAGCCGCCAGTCGGGCTGCGCGAACGCCTCGTCGATGTAGCACTCGTCCAGCGTGCCGCCGTGCCCGGCTTTCTCCGTGCCCGCCTCGAGGCCGAACTTCGACCCGTTGGCGAACCGGATGTGCTCGTTGCCGTTGCCCAGGTGCGGGCGGATCCGGCCCTTGAGCGCCCGGGAGGTTTTCAGGTCGCCGAGGAAGTCCTCTTCCCACTTCTCCCGCGCCTTGGCCCGGGTCTGCGCGGTGTAGACCACCCGCTGGCGGGGGCCGAAGAACCCGGTCGCCGAACAGCGGTGTGTCGCCTTCGCCTCAATAAAAGTCGATTTTCCCGATTGTCTCGGTACTGTCAGCCCGAGTTCGGTGTAGGCGAGGCGGCCGGTGGCCGGGTCGATCTCCAGGGCCACGTCGGCGACGTACTGCTGCCACGGCATGAACGGCTTGCCGAGCGCGCGGGCGACCTTCCCGACCGCTGGCCCGAGCGTCGGCCGGTCAGGGTTCCGGCTCGTCCCGAATCTCGGCGGGCAGGTCAGGGGCGGACAGCTCGTCCGCAAGGTCATCGCTGTCATCGACCGCCAGCCTGCTCAGCTCGGCCAGGTTCGCGCGCAGTTCACGGTTCACCGCCGCCGTGGCCAGCCCGGCGCCCTCGTCAAGGGCGCGGGCGAGGGTGTAGGACATCTCGGTGAGCGCCTCGCCCATCGGGTGGGAGGTGATGAGCGCGGCGATGTCGGCGCGGACCCGTTCCTCCACCGGCCCCGGCTTCTGCCCGCGGCCTCCCGCCCCGGCGTCACCCCGGATCGTCGCGCCCGCGGGCTGGAGGCGGCCGCGGCGCTCGGATACGCGCACCAGCCGGTCGACCGCCTTGAGGACCGTCTCATGGTCCCCGCCGCTGAGGGCCGAGCGCATCACCGACTGCGCTGTCCGCTCCAGCGAGTCGAGCCGCTCCGCCTCGAGGGTGACGAACAGCGCCGACTGGTCATCAGCCAGTCCCTTGCGCTCGGCCAGCGCCCGGGTGGCGTCCTGTGCCGCCGCGGCGGCCGTGGGGAGGCCGACTTGCTTCGCGATCTCGGCGTAGGAGAGCCCGGCTGCCCTCAGCTGCAGGACCCGGGCGCGGCGTGCGGCGACCTGTTTGCGCGGCGGCATGATCACGCTCCCCCGTACCCTGTTTGTCTGCCTCAGGGCTCGCTGTTCCCGGAGCCGGACCGCTGCGGCACGCCGGACATGTTTGCCGCGTGCTAGGTTGTCTACATGACTGCGACGAACTACCCGGAGGCACGCATGGCCGGCGTTCCCGGTTCCCTGCCCCCGGCCGGGGAACTCATCACCCTCGCGCGGGAAGCACGCCGGGACGGGTCGGACCCGTCCTGCGCGCTCGACCGCTACGCGCCTGACATCGACCGGCTGGCCGACGCCGGCACCGCCGCGGGCTGGCTCGGTCTCAGCCGGGCGTCGCTGTACCGGGAACGGTCCAGGACGGTGGGCGACGGCATCCCCGCGTGGCCCGCTGCCGACGAGACCGCCGGGCGGTCGGGCATGTGGCGGTTCCGCACGCTCGTGCTGTACCGGGCGGCCATGCCGGGAAAGGGATCAGCGGGACGCGGGCGGCCGAGGAAACCGGCAGGTCAGGCACCCTGACCGTAGGTTTTTGCTTGCCCTGTTTACGTTGACAACCTAATCCTGGCACGATAGTTTGTCTATATGGACACGACGTGCTACAGGGACCTGGGTGACGACGAACTCGCCGGGCTCTACGCCACCGCCAGCGACGCCGAGGCAACCGCGCTCCTGCGCGAAGCCGCCCGCCGCGACCGCAAGGCGCAGCAGACGCGCCGCGACACCGCCCGCTGGGCCGCCGTCTACGAGGAGTGGCACCTGTTCGCTCACGCCCAGTTCCTCGCCGCCGAGAGCGAGACCCGCGGCTACCTGCTTAACCGCGACGGACTGCACGCCGGAATCGACCCGTGGAGCCTGTGG